GCAGCGGCCTGTCGGAGGCTTTCCCGGACGGTCTGGCCAACCTGGTCGAGCGCGAACTCGAGGGCGCCCAGCAGATCGACACGCTGCGTCGACGCCTCGGCGGCGACTTTCGCGGCCTCTGCTCGATCGGCTTCCTCGCGAGACGAGAGCGTGCCTGCACCGGCGGGTTCGGTGCCGGTGGCCCACGTTTGCGAGAGGGTGGCGAAGTCCTCGCTGCCCTGCACTGCAGCCTCTGATGCCACCTTAGCCGCCACGGCATCGTCTTTCTCGCTCGCAGCGGCCGTGGCGCTGGCCGCGGAGTCGATGGAGAAACCCTGAGACTCTGTGGCGCTGGCCGCAGATTGTGCAGCGGATCCAGCGGACTGGGTTTCAGACGACGCTGCTGCTGTCGCGCTGGCTACCGCTTCGCCTGCGGAGATCCCGGCGGCTGTCTCGCTGTTGCCGGAGGCGGTGGCGCTTGCAGCGGAGGCGGTGGCGCTTGCAGCGGAGGCGGTGGCCTGAGTCTCAGCAGTGGCGGCACTCGCGGCCGCTGCAGTAGCCGAACCGGCCGAATCCTGCTTGTGCCCCAGGGCTTCGTATGCCGCGGTTTCGGCCGCGTTTTGCGCCGTCTGGGCATCACTCAGGGTGGGCGGCGGATCGGTGTCGATGATGACGTGGAATTGGGCCGTTTCCTCGTCCGGTACGGTTCCCGTCCACTGGCCGATGTTCCCGCCGTCCGGATACCGCGTGCGGAAAATGTACTGGCTGCCGGTGTCGCCGCGTGCATTCGACCAGAGCGGGGCCTCGAAATACCCCTCATCGTCGGCAGTGACCACCGAATCGCGGGTGGGCACAACGAGCCCGCCGTCGCGATCGACTTTGGTCAGGCGCGATTGGAGTTGGCCACCAGGCACAGGCTGGCCGTCCTGGCCGTGGATGTATCCGACGACCAGGCAGGTATCGAGCGCCATGCGGGAGTCCTCAGATGGAAACGTGGGTCTTCGTGCGGATCGGCTGGTTCGTGCGGGAACGCGAGCGCTCGACGCGCGCATCGGTGAGGCGCCCCTCGTACTGCTGGCGGAAGGCGAAGCCGAGTTCGAGGCTCGTCCACTCCTGGCGCGGCATGGACAGCAGGCGGGAGCGCGCGTAGTCGATGATTGGTTCCGGCCAGCGGGCCAGCGGGGCGGGCAACTGGGTGGCAGTGAGCAGCGGCTGGAGCGCGGCGCGAACGATCAGGAGTCCTGCACGGTGTCGCTCCGGCAGAGTCAGGGTCTCTCCGTCCCAGCGGTGCGCCACAGACTCTTCGTCGATCTCTGCCGACGTGATGACCTCTACCTCGCCATCGGTGGGCGCGAACAGATCCACGGACGTCTGCTCGGCCGTCACCTGAAGGCGATCCAGTTCCACGTCCCAGACCAGACTGTCGCGTGCGAACTGGCGAGCAGCCTGGATCAGCCTCTCGACCACGGTGGCGCGCGGGCAGCCGGGGACATCGGGCATCACCTGCGGCAACAGATCGGTGATCTTCATTTCCGCATCCGCTCCTCAGTCTGCGTGGGGTGAAGGCGACTCTTGGCCACCTGGCGGCCTTCGACCGTGGCGCGGAACAGATCCATGTACCCCACAGCCTTCATGACCTGCTGCTCACTCTTCTCCTGCGATAGAGCCCTGCCTACGACGTAGTAGTTGAGTGCCGGGATCCAGACGTCGGAGACTGCCAGCTCGGAGGATGTCGCTGCGAGTTCAGTGGGTGACGCGGCGTAAACGAGCTCGACTTGTCCGGCGGGGTCCGGCTGACCGGGGTTGAGCCAGAACGACCGCGGATCGCGATCGTCGAACAGCCACTCATCAGGCTGGATGTCAGCGGTGTCCGTGTGCCACTGCGGCCGCACGGCATCGAGCACCGAACGATCGCCGCGGCGCACAGCCAGGCCTCCCACTGCACGATTCACCGCGATGACTGACACGCCGTCCGCCGGAATCTCCTGCCGGGTGCCGGCAACGCAGGTGTGATCCACCGTCACCGCATTCGCCGAGGGCTTCAGGATCACCAGTTCGCGCTGGGAATCAGACACGAACAGCAGGAGATCGACATCAGACCAGCGCTTCGTGGCCCCCTCGTCCTGGAGCGTGCTCCGGGCCCGGGTGAGGACAGCGGATGCCTGAGCCATCAGGCGTCGCCGTTCTCGCCGGTGCTCTCAGCGGCGTCGCCACCTTCGCTACCTTCGCCGGACTCTCCGTTCTCGGTCTGGGTGTCACCAGCCCGCTCGGACTCCGATCCCTCGGGCGCCTCGGCAGACGACTTCTTCAGCAGCTCAAGAACCTGCTCCGCGAGATCCGCCTGCTTCAGACGCTGATCCAGATTGACCCCGAAGTGTTCCTGGGAGTAGGCATCGAGCTTCTTCTTGGCGAGCTTGGACAGCGGGTAGAAATCACCATCGATCTCAACCTGAACCGTGTCGATCTCGCGGTTCTGGCCGTCTGGATCACCGGTGTTCGTTGGCGCCTGGTACGGCTCGGACACATCAGAGACCGCCGCGTAGACATCCGGATGCTTGCGCAACATCACCGCAGCCACGTCGTCGTCGATCTCACAGACGTCGCCAGGGCCATTCCAGCGCGCGCCGGTGTCGTACAAGCGATCACGATGCCGCTTGTTCTTGCCGATGTATTGGACCTGCATGGCTGTGTCTCCTGGGGAGAGTCAGAGGCCGCCCGAAGGCGGCCCCTCCTCCGTTGCGGATCAGGCGTGGCCAGCGAACTCGTAGATCGCCACCACCGTGATGGTCGTCTCGGTGGCAATGTTCGCGCCCCCGAGCACCCCGGTGATGTAGACCTCGCGATCCACCAGCTTCGGCGCATTGGCCGCGTCTGCCCGGATACGACTGGCGGTAGCCAGAGACTTGGCGGCGGCGAAGTAATCGTCGTCGTCACCGGCCTCGCCATCGACATGCTCGTAACCGAACTTCATGGTGGTGCTGGCGCTGGAAGCGCTGTTCACCACCTGGAGATCGATCAGCCGGACGTCGGCCGGCAGTTTCAGGAAGCGGAACAGATCGCCGTTGGTGGCCGCAGCGAGCGTGATCGTCGCGATGGCCACGGCGAGATTGCCGTACTCCCCTGCCATGGGAACCTGGTAGCCCAGGCTCTTTGCTGCTTGTGTTGCCATGTTCGTAGTCCTCGTGTGGAGTCAGCGAGTGGTCACCCCGCCCGAAGGCGGGGATCGCATTACGCGGACGGAGCCGGAGCGTAGGTGTCGAGGGTCATGACGCCATGATCAGTCCACTCACCGGCGCCGTTTTTGAACCGGATCTTGGACTTGCCCGCCATGAACGCGAGGGAGCACTCGAGCACGTTCTGGTGATCGGTCCACTCCTCGTGCCAGTTGGCGTGATACCCGGACTTGCCGTGCGCGCCATAGACCTCGCCCAGAGCCTGAGCCCCGAGCACGATGGCGCGATCGGTGTCCACAGCAGCCGGCACCTGCGAGATAGAACCGTTGGCCTGGTACTCCGCCACCAGCGAGCCGGTGGGGAAGCGAATGCCACGGTTCATCTTCTTGATGACGATGCCGTTCCACATGCCCGGGCTGCCCATGAACAGCGGGTGCTTGAACATCGACCCGCGGTTGTGGGCGTTCTGGAGGAACGTCCGCCAGGCCTGGGCGCCCGTAGCCGTCTGCAGCGAGTGCCACTGACGGCCCGTGACGTACATGCAGTACAAAGGCTCCTCGTCGGCCGCCGGATCACCTTCGATTCGGATCGGCTGAGGCGGGAACACCATGTCGTCGATCTCCGCCCGGATCCGGTCGATGTCGTCGAGGGTGAGGACATCGGTGTTGGCCAGGGCGTCGACCGAATCGGCGTCACCGCCGAAGAAGCGCCGGTTGATGGTCGGAGGCAGGACATCGTTGACCATGATCTCGCTGAACGCGGGATCGTCGGCCAGCGGCACAGCCCAGTCCTCGCCGTCGTCGTACCCGCGGGCACCGCCGACATGAACCAGGCAGAGCTGGTCCTCCAGACGTGCGCCGTAGCCCGCCAGGTTGGACTTGGCGATACTGCGAAGGCGGTGCAGCGTGCGCTGCTGCGCCATGCGTCCACCGGAGTCGACGCCAGCACGGTACTGATCGAGCCGGATGTCCATGGAACTGAAGGTCAGACCCATCATCTTGCCGGCGATCTTGCGATCACCCATGACGGGCTTGCCCTTGATGATGTTGAACAGGTCCACAGAGACCGTATCGCCACCACCTTTGGTCAGATCCGTCACGCGGACGAACGGCATGTCCGCCGTGGTTTGGCCCTTCAGCTTGCTTTCGGCCTGGGCCTGGGTCGGCGCAGGGCCGGTCAGGTTGCGCCGGAAGCTGGGCTTGCGCTGCGTCTCCGCGAATGCGGCGACAGAGAACGCCTTGCGGGCCAGCGGGTGGCCCGCAGGAAGATTGGTGCTCATCGGTAGTTACCTCAAGGCTGATGTGTGATCACATCCGGGCAAGGAACTCCTCCTGTTGGTCTGGCGTCATGGACGCCAACTTGGTCTCGATGTCCTTGGGCGACATGCGCTCGATGGACTCGATCATGGTTTGGTCCGGAGGTGCCCCGCCCGGGAGGTCCGAGAGCGATCGCGGGATGCTGGTCTCACCAGCTTTCTCCGCGAGCCTGGCGTCTGCCTTCGCTCTCAGATCCTCGGGTTTGGTGTCGCTTTCTGCGGGTTTCGGGGCATGTCCCAGGCGCTGGATGACTGCTTCGAAGCGCACCCGATGAGGCTTGCCAGCCCACTCGGGGTCTTCAATCAGTCGGTTGTCGAGTGCGACAGCGGCGTCCCAGAGCGGGTCACCTGATTGCTGCCACTGTCGGAGGACAGAGACTTCGCCAGGCTTGATGGCGTCCGCGAACACGGTGTCGATGGCCTCGTTGACCGTCGTCGCCTCGTCCGCTTCCTTGCTCTCGTCCTGCTGCTCTCTCCACTTACGCAGGTCCGCGATCTCCTGCTTCGCCTGCTGGTTTTCCTTGTGGAGCGCGATGATGGGTTTCGCCAGTTC